AAGAAAATTTTCAATGACTTAAAGTACTCATTGAGAGCAATGCAATAGGCGTCTAATGCGTTGTATGTATCGAGATCGATAACTCTTTTTCTTGCCATAGCAAAAATTATCGCTCTAGAAGTATGTTGTAGATCTCATCGACACGCGCATGCAAGCGCTTAATTTCAGACAGCAAGTGAGTAATGACGAAGCCTGAAAGGCCACCCACTACTGCAAGGCTGGCAAAGTAAAGGGTAAAGAAATCGGTCTGTGTCACTTTTTATGCACGCCAAAGGATGCGTCGCTAGGGTTAAGCCAACGCAAGATGACAGGCGCGACTGCTGCGACCCCGGCCATTGCTAATGTCTTAGGATCGGTTACCCCTGCCATATATAGCGCCAATGCAGCCGCTAAAAATGATCGAGCCCATGATGCTGCTAGTGATTTTGCTTGTTCCATTATTTGCCTCCTAGTAACGGGATATTAAAGAACGAATCATCTGCATCGCCTTGTTTAGTGAAAGAGATATGGCAATGATGATTATGCGGATTGCTCCCAGTGTACTTTCGCCAGCGCCAACCCATGCGAGACGATGCAATTCGTCCGTCGAAGATAACGTAGGCAATTCGCTTCTCGCCTGCCTTTGCTGCGAGTCGAAGCTGATCTGCAATATCGGGCATGAGATCGGGCTTGCCTGACTTATGAACATCTCGATCGACATCGATGGCGCGAACCACCCCTGTCTTTGTATCAGGATTGTGGTCAGAAGGACGCGCTGAATGACGGAGATCGCCGATCCAGCCATCGGAACGCCTATCACGATCTGCGAAGGTGTCATCAAATTGCTCCCTCAGCTGTTGTCCAGCCTTAGACAGGACGGGTTTCATCGATTGCCTCACATTCTGAACAACTCCAAATTTTAAGATCGTTGAGCATTAGTTCTTCATGACCGCACTGAGGCATCGGTGCTATGAATGCGTCATCTATTGGATCGTAAGAATATCCAATACCTGCATAGTTAAATCTAAACCCATTTTTTTCAGCGTTATAGCTTGTCCGTTTGACGATGTACGGCGTGCCCTGAGCGTAATAAGTTTCAGTGTCAAAACCATCTATTAGCTCTGATTCATCCTTGCCCACAATCACAGCGATTACAATGTTATTTTCGTCTAAATATGCGTAGTGTGCCATTATGCAAAACTCACTGTGTCTGACATACCAGCCGCGGTTATTGTTGAAATCTTAAAACCTCCACTAGTAGAAGTTGTTTGTGTAACGCCTCCCGAAAATGTCGCTGTAAATGTAGATGGATATTTTAGGATGACGATACCCGAACCGCCTGAACCGCCGTTGTTTCCAAATCTTGAACCTGATCCCCCACCGCCACCTGTATTGACAGTTCCGGCAGTACCGTTAGCAGAAGTTCCTCCGCCTGCACCGCCTCCGCCCGAGCCACCGGTTCCTCCTGAGCCTGAATAATTACCACCGCCACCGCCGCCGGCGTATGTGACGGATGATCCACTTATAGAACTAGCAACTCCACTACCACCATTGCCAGGAACCTTGCTTCCTAAATTATATGCAACACCAGCGCTACCTGATCCCCCACCGCCGCCGCCTACAAAAGTGCCACCGATATCATAAGATCCAGCGCTACCTGCGTAACCTTGATTGGTCGTACCATTGCCACCAGCCGAATTTGATCCAGTGTTATTAGATCCACCTCCACCTCCTGATCCGCCATCGATTCCAGGGTTACTGCCACCGCCGCGATAAGACATGCCACCGCCGCCGCCTGTCGAGGTAATAGTTGCAAAAACAGAATTGACTCCATTTGTACCAGCTGGGCGATTGCCGTCAGCGCCGCTCGGAGAGCCGGCGCCACCGCCACCTATTGTTATAGAATAATTAGTTGATTTGACGCAAGTAAGTGAACTTTCAGCACTAGCGCCACCGCCTGATGTTCCTGCACTTGTACGGAATCCGCCGGCGCCACCGCCACCGCCGTGTTGAGTTCCTCCGCCTGCACCGCCAGCTATTACCAAGAAATCCACAATGAGCGCAGGGGAAGCTGGAGAAAGGATACTTACTACATTATTAAGCATTACCCAACGGCCCCGACGATGTACCAGGTATCTGTGCCAGTCTTGATGCAAGCCGCTGACTTATATTGTCCAAGTGTAGGTGATGCCGCTACTGCTCCAGCTGAGAGGACTGTAGTAGTGCCCGAGGTAACGGCGGAGATCGTGCAGAGTCCGACGCCTTCGTTAAGGATAGTTATGCATGAGCCGACAGGGATTGCAGCTGTCGCATTGGTAGGGATCTTTAAGGCGATCGCTGTAGCCTTATTCATAGGGACTAAGACTTGATAAGAGTCGGCGACAGTAAGCGTGTAATCCGCTGTCTGATCTGCCTTGATCTCGAAGGTGACTAGGCCGTTATAGTCTGCCGCGGTGAAAATATCGCCTGTCGTTGCTGGAAAGCCTGTACTCATTGTTTCTCCTAGTATCCCATAATGGATTGTCCGATTATACCGTATGTACTTGATCCCAATATGAATCCTTCTACGATTGGCTCAAGTGTTGTTACTGTGCATTTCATTGAATTAGGGGTGATGTCCCATGCTAGGCCCTGCACTTGCAGAACCTTTACTATTGTCGATCCGTTTTCCTGCACATTAGTTATCTTGACATTGTCAAAGTAATCAAGGCCAATCATTGTGTCTGTAGGCACATCGGTATCGAGCAGATCGACAGTAAGGGCATCGATTCTGATATCGGTTTGGGCTCGCGTGGCGACATAGATTCGAGCGATGTCTAAGACTTGAGCATCTGTCTCAGGGATCATCTCTGTCAGAGTAGTGCCATGAGGGAAGTACTTAGCCGACGAATCAACATTGGCGACTACTTGAGCCGTGCCACCTAAGCGAGTCATGCTGGCTTGATTGATGATCAGCTTGTCATCAAAGGCATAACGAAGGTCAGAATATGGAATCCCAGTAGTCTGATTAAACTCAATCGGTGTAGCCGCTAGAGAGCCCACGACATCATTGCGATCCTTAAATTCTGCCGTGCCATCGGTACGGATAAAGAATGCGCCTTGCTCTGCAAACTCTGCCGCCTTGAGGGCTTGCAAGGATGTGCGAGCTGTAGCAGGATCGGCTTGAACTGTTGTCGAGCCTGTGTCTGTGATTCTCATCGATGTAGGGAACGACACTTGATCGAGAATCTTTGTAATGCGTGTGCCAGTAGTCTGACCCGCTGTGGCGCCCGTCACACTTGATATGTTAGCCATCTGAAAGAGTCTAAAGGCATCCGAGCAGACGATGTCTACATAGCCTAATTCTTGACCAGTTGGGAAAGAGTATTTATATGAATCGACATAACCTGAGAATAAGAAGTGCTGAGTGGTTGCAGTAGTAGCTGCGACTCTAACCTTGCGAAGTGGAGTAAGGTAGCCAAAATAGGGTGAAGATGTGTTCTGAGGATTGAAGGCGCCTGTCTCATCGATTACTCGGACAGTACATGTGCCCGTCTCGTAGGTGTCGCGCATGATATTGCGACCACGGCTAATCTTAATTGATCTCGTTTGGCTACTCAGATCGACTACAGGATCAGGGACTTCCGTTGCAGCGAACTGAGAGACGCCGATGACGCCGTTAATAGGATCGCCAATAGTGAACGGATAGCCGAAGGTGGCACCCTGGCTAAAGTCGAATGAGACCGAGATCGTGGCAGGTAGGGTCATTTGATTGACGGAGCCCCACGCCCGTTATATCGGCTGACGTCAGCAAAGGTACCTGATAGAGATTGATTCTGTTGAACACTTGTGACTGCTCCGCCTACTACGTCACCATCAAGAATTACCTGTACGTTCATAATTGAATTAGCGGTTCCACCAGCCCCTATTGCGCCAAGTCCTAAATAATCCCCAGCCATTGTTGAACCCATGCCACCAGTAGGCACGTTGAATACGGGTGGAATCCAATTACGATAAGGGTTCGGAGCCTCGGGCGTTGTCAGTAATGCAGCTTTGAGATCATTCTGACGCTTAGTTGCCTCAGTCAATTCGGCAGATAACTTGAGTGCTTGCGACTCATTCTTGTCGAGTAAGGAAAGTTGCAACTGCAAGGATAGGCGATCAGTTTCGCTGATGTTATTACGAAGCGCGGCGGTGATACCAATGCGATCAAGATCGAGAGTTTTTGCAGCCTTAGTCAGGGCATTCTGTTTCTTCTGTGCGTCCAAAGTTTTTTTCTGTAATGCAGCTAATTCTCTAGCGCGCTTTAAGGCCAGTGCTTCTGCCCTTTTGCGAGCTGCATCATTCGGATCTACATAACCCGGGCCAAGTGCTGATGATGGGTAGCCGCCCATACCAGCAACGCCTTGTGCCTTTTTGCCATAAGCAGATAGAGCATCTAAAAGTTTTAATGCCTCACCAGCCTGAGGAAACAGAGTAGCCAAAATGCCTCTTGCACCGCCGACCTTTCCTATAAGATCAGCACCCGGCAAAGATTTTAACTTATCTCCTAAAACGGCTATACCATAGATTGCGTCGCCAACGTAAGTAGCAAGCTCGCCCATAGAATCGGCTAATGGTTGAATGGAGTTACCTTCACCAGCTAACAATGACAAGCTATCCATAAGGCTCTTGCCTATGGTTTCGCTTGCTTCATTGGCGGCATTAGATAAAATGC